AAGCGGGTTATTAAAGTGTTTCGTCTGTGTCTGAGATTTCTGGCGGTTCCACGCCATTCATGGCTGCAGCAACTGCCTGAGATAAGTTAGTAGGCTGGAAATCCACTGGTGTTTCACTCAAAGTTTCTTCAACCTCAGGTTCTGGTTCAGGTTCTTCATGCAGACGGATATCAATCCAGCGGCCTTCTGGAATGTCCATTGGGTTCTCGTGATCTGCCACAACAGCAGCAAGTTCAAAATCAAACTTACGCTTGTAAGTTTTAATTGAGATGTCACCATTTTCTAGGGTGTCATACACTACTGCGACGATTGTGTTGCCGTTTGCATCTTTCGGTACTTCGATATACCAGCCTTCCTGAGCAAAGCCTAAAGAACCTTCTAGTAAATAATCACCAACATCAATTCTCTTAAATTCAATCGGCTGTTTTTTTGCATCATTATTGAGCTCGATATGGTCGTTAAATAGCTTAACTACTGGTGATGCTGCTTTTATGAAACCGTTGGAATCCACAGAAGTATTCGCAGATGTTCTTAGCTGCTCAATTACAACAGGTATCTCACTGACAATAACAACGTCATCTGTATGAACAGTAACTAAATAATTATCAGATGTAATATTGGAAATACCGGAAAAATATCTAAATGCCGATGTTGAAGAACTTGCTGTTCTTCGAATGGCAACATAGTCTACATTTTGATATTTAACTACAGCCATACCTGAAATATGAGTTGTTACACCAATACTAATAAACCGAGCTGTAACACGATCATATGCTTGCTGAATTGATACTAAAGTTCTCGAATGTTGATTTGCTGAGCCTGAATCACCCCTCGAAAACACTAGCTCACCAAACATGTTTCGATTGGGTGAGCTGCTGACAGAATAAGGAAATAACAATACATAGCTAACGACAGAATCTAGGTTTACTCCCGTAATCATTTTTCTTTCAAAAGTTTGGCCTACTCCACCAATTCCAAAACCGCCAACTTCTATCAAATTACCAGCTGTAGTACCAACATTTCTAGTCGCGGCACTACCAAGCCCTAAGTTAGTTCGAGCATCTAGTGCAGTTGTCGCCCCAGTACCACCTTGAGAGACTGCAGCAGTACCTTGGACCTGCGAAAAGTTTGGTGCCAGATTAGGAATGCCTGAAGCGAATGGCAGCATGAATTGCCGTTTTCCCTGAGCCGAGTTATACGGGAATGGCCGGTGATCCCAACTAAATTTAAAAACAAGATTTGCCATTATGCTGTTACCCCGTCAATCACTTGGAAAGTCAAAGTTTCAGTGTGCTGCGTAGTACCACTAACTACAGCTTTAATATCCATCTGACACAGCCCTAAAGGCCAAGTTGCAGTGCTTGCACTAGATTTAATATTCAGCCATCCCTTCTGTGTACTTTGATTTAATGCAGCACAAGTCAAGGTAGCTACAGCTGCTCCATCAGCCAAAGCTTTAATCTGTGAAGTAAAGGTGTAACCGGTTAGATCAATTGCACGGCGAACATCATCCGGTGGATACTGCAGGGTTTCATCCATATCAACCAGCTGCAAGTTCAAGTTGAATGTGTCACCACGCTTAAAAACAAAATTGCTCATAAGTGATTCCTATAGACATAAAAAAACCACCGATGAGGTGGTAGTAGAAAGACGTAAAAAACTGCTTCTTAGCGGTCATTTAATTAAAGTAATTTAAGGTTTGTAATCTAAATCAACACTTACTCCAGTAACAACGTTATGTTTAGGCCCTCCGAGACAATCAACATTAGCCAAGCGTATATTCACATCGGAAACACATAGCTTATTTTCGCTTTGCCACTTCTTCAGTTCAACAGCCATAACATCTTCAAGATGTCTTTCCAGCTCTTGCCGTTTAATTTCGATTTCTTCTAAAGTCAGCATACATGACATATCAATTCACCTTGTACCCAATGCTCACATTATACTGAATGAAATCAGCATCTTTACCCGCATAGATGGATTGACCATTCAAACATTCTAAGTGTTCGATTGTGAAATATTCAAAATGGGCAAGTAATGCATCACTCAATTTTGTGATTTCAATTATTCCTGAATTGGGACGTGCAAAGCATTGAATCATGATATTACCGGTACGGCGAGTACATGGCTTATCTGCAATGCCAGAAGTAAAACTGGGACCACCTGCAATCGTTAAGCAGCACCAAACACCATCTTTAGGTACATTAAAGCCTGGTAAATTTGGATACTGGATTCTGTCTTGCGTAATACCGGTAAAAGCTTGCATACGATCGATAATAGCTTGCCTTGTCTGCTCTAAAGTCATTGCCATTTTAGCCGCCATACTTCTGAGAAATAAAGGTAAAGGTGGTGTTGTAAATTCCTTGTGGTGCTTGATCAGACCACCCATTTTCTAAGCGCTCTGCATAAGGCTGGTTGTTCTGGATATAAACTAAATTGCCCAACTTAAACTTCACGGCTTGAATAGCTGCATCCTGAATAGCATTTGTTTCAGGTCCACGTATGCCATAGTCACCAGATCCAACCGAAACCATATGTGAAGCACGGTATGCACCAGTATCGACGGGACTTAAATTAACTAAAGATTGCACAGTATCCATAACAATATGCTTCACATGGTCTTCTGCTGCTTTAGACACATCAAGACTAAAACTAGACGGCTTTTTCCCCTTCCATCCCATTGCTCACCTCGCTTGCTTCGTACATTTCGAAAAGTTCTTGAGCGATTGCCTGAATTGAATAAGCTTCAAATTCCACACTAGGCTCTCGTTCACCCATTCTCCGTTTTACTATTTGCCAGATATGAACAGCTTCATGTAAAAGCAATCCATAAACTTGAATTCGGTCTTTATCCGCCGTATCACCAATTTGGACGATTGCATATGCGCCATCAGAAAAAGTACTAACTTGCGCATCCGCTCCCATATCCAAAAATTGATCGGCCTTATCCATATCTTCAAATAACAAATCCATGTGTAGTTGATTTCGAGCAAGCGTGTACTGCACATGTTGAAAAGGCGAGATATACCATTCAGGAACATAATCAGGATTAACCATTTTAGCCCCTACACTTTTCGAAGCTGACATTTCCAGATTGTACTGGCAGGATCTTGCTGAATATTAATAACTCTAAATGAACCTAGGACAGTTTCCCACTCATCATCAATTTTTGGAGTCATAGTTACTTCATTTTGAAGCACGGTCGCCTTCTTATCCGTTGCCAATACTCCAAGTGTTTGGATCTCATATTGACTGTAAGAGCCAAACAGAACACCACGNCCNGAATAGTTTTCTTTAACNTCAANANANGTTTCAGTTTTAGGATCCCANTTAGTTTTTGAGATCCNCTCACANGTAAANNTATGAACGGCNTCNGCTAAATCATCATTAAATGCTTCAGCAATNTCTGCCTGAATTTCGTCACGTAAGCCCATATCATGCCCTGTAAAGAGGTATGCCAAAGCCATTAAAACTTGCATTTGGATCTTTCAAATCAAGTGAATCAATAAAATCAATTGCTATCTGTTCAAAGCTAGAAATTGCTTCAGATCCGTCTTGGTATTCCTTTTCTGACTCAACAGAATCAGCTTTAACTTTCTTACGCTTCAACTGCTGGTCTTTGCCGTTATAAATTACTTTGGCCAGAATTCCTTTGATAATTTCACAAGCCGCGTCCTTAAGAAGTGGATCAATAGGATCTGGTATAAAACCAATTCTGTTTTTCATCCATACATTAGCCAGCTTTACCAGACGAGCTTTATCACTGTCTGGTGCAAAATCGCTGCCCAAAATTGAATTTGCGTCATCTACAGTAATAAAGCTCATTGCATTATTCCTTTGGGATCAATTTAAGGAGTTCTGCTTTTGTTGCAGATGGCTTGTAGCCAATGTTCTCACTAGCCAAATACTCTTTTAATTGATCATTTGACCAATTTTCAAAATCATTAGCTGCCGTTTCTGTAGCTGGATTTTCTTCCGCTTTTCCAGCTTCCAATTCAGCAATACGTGCCTGCATTGCAGGAATATCGTTTTTAAAAGCTTCAAATTCAGATTGGATGCTTACCAATTGTACTTCAGCTGTTTTGGCCGCTTTGTCTGCCAGTACCACCGCATCTTTTAAACGTGAATTTTCAGAAAGTAATTCCGAACTATTACCTTTGGCCTGTTCTAAGATTTCAATTTTCTGCTTAAGCTGAGTATTTTCTTCAACTACCTTTTCACATTCAGCTTTTGCATCATCCATCACAGCTTGAAGTTCAGGGGTAATTCCCACTGCGACATTTACTGTGGCCAAAGTCGTTTTTTGTGGCTCTTCCAACTTACGAACTTCAACTGGAACTTCCAAAGATTCATAATCCTCTTGAATCTTTGGATAATTACCGTAAATAATTACCTCTTTTGCTTTCAAATTTGGGTTTTCATAATAGTCAGGGTTAGCAATAATGCCTGTCTCTAATGCAGCCGCTGCTGCAATGCGTGTATAGATAATCTTCATGGCGCTTTTCTCTTAATAATAAAAAAGAGGGCTTATTAGCCCCCTTAGGTTTTAATTTTTAGGTTTTAACCAGTTGTCGCTGTACCCGATAAATCAAGTAAGGTACCTGCTGTCATTTTGTTGCTGGTTGCATATTTGATCCAGTTAGCGCTTGAACCAAGTAATGTAAGGTCAGGATTTTCACCTTTCGATGTATCCCAACTATAACCAAGAATATCGTAAGCGTCCGCTGAACCCCACTTTTTCTAACTCATTAATACCGCGATAGTGTCCACTTAAATTTAAGTGGACACCTATTTATGGATTTAAAGA